TTGGACGAACCAAAGGTCAGCTGGAAATAGAACAAAAGCTGAGATGCTCACGAACAAGCCCCCTAACGAGAGGAAAAGTATGAACAAAAGCTTCATAATAGATCTAAACATTGTTTACTCCTTAATTGATTAATAACACAACACCAAGGAACCACGCCGTTAGGCGTGCCCCAAGGTGAAGCAGTGATAGTAGTTAGAAATCTAACTTATAGTCCCAGAAGAGCTGAGGTTCATCGTAAGTCGGTATATTATAGATTTCAGCGAACTCTTTCTCCATTTCATGTGGAATGCCTAAGCTATAACAAACGTAGCCAAGCCCGTCGTGGTCGGTCATAATGTATCCATCAAGACCTTTACTCTTTAAAAGGCTTTTGATAGCCTCGCTACGAGAACCAGTGATAGTAATTAGATCAGCTACCTCTGATTCAAACTGAGCAAGAGCAAGTTGCTCTAGCTTTGCGTCAAGCTTCTGAGCTTCAACGATAGCAGACTCAATCTCTTTGGCTTCAGCACGAAGCCCTTCAATTGACATTGCGTCAAAGTTGTAATGCCTGCCTTTAAAGCCATACGCATCTTTATGTCCATCGTAGATATAAGCTTCAAGCTGTTCTCTTTCTGTCCATTGTTTCATAGTGTTACTCCTGTATTAATGATTAATAATTACACAACGCTAAGAAACCACGAGCTATGCTCGTGTCACTAGCTTGCTAGTGTTATATATAGACGCGAGGTACGAGCTCAATTCATACAAGGTTCCAAGGCTACTAATTAGGTAACAAGGTTCCAATGTCCGAATCGGGGAAGGGGGGCGTCAGCACACCGAGAGGGGGGCCAATGCATGAGCGATTGTGTTATACTTTTTAAAGAAAAAATATTTTAGGAAAAATTTTGCCGAAAAAAATTTGCGCAAAATGTAAGCGAAACTTATCTGTTGAGGAGTATAACCCTACAAAAGCAGGGCGCCCACGCAGCGCATGTAAAAGATGTGAAAATGCACAACGTATAGCTAAAAACAGTTCTTCCCCGTACGCGTATTTAAAAATCTTATACTCAAAACTAAAGCATGCCCGAGCCAAAGAAGATAAAAACCTTGAATGGACCGTGGAACAGGAACAACTGTACATCTTATGGGACCTTCAAGAGGGGAAATGTGCCCTTTCTGGTGTATACTTAACTTGGCAGACAGGCGAAGGGTCACAAGATTTTAACGCTAGCATAGATAGAAAAGACCCAAATAAAGGATATATACCAGAAAACATACAATTAGTGGCCTTTCGTGTAAATGTAATGAAACATGTACTCGGAGAGAGCGCTTTTTTCTGGTGGTGTAAGAATATCGTTGCTAAAAAAGAAGAATACTAACTATAATAAATTTATTTATGGCGGAAGAAATCGAAAAACTAGAGCTTTCGGACGATGATAGAGCAGAAATGCAGTCGCATTACCCATATGCGGGGCTACAACTCAATGAATTGTCTACTCAAGAGGAAAGATTGATACATTTTTTCCTTCGAGGCATGTCCAAAGCAGCCGCGGGCCGTGCAGCGGGGTACGGTGACCCCGAACATGTCTATAAAATCTTTAAAAAGCCCAAAATTCAAAAAGCAGTCGCATATTTTCGCGAAGAACTCCGTGATGAAGTCAAATTTGACCGCAGTACGGCTACAAACATGTACCTGGAAGCGCATCGTAAGTCGGTAACCGCGACCGAAGAGTGTAAAATCACCGATTCGTTGTGCAAGCTTCACGGTCTACACGCTCCTGAGAATGCAACACAGATAAATATCAATATCGAGAAGAATGTACAGCAATTAGAACGATTACCCGACTCAGAACTGCTAAAAATAGCAGGAGTCGATAATCAGTATCTAATACCACACAATGGAAATAAAAAAGATTGAATGTAAGGAGTGTTTAACTTCTTATCCTGAGACATTGATACCGGATGGCGGTGTGTGCGTGTATTGTAAAGCCGACGAAGCCGAAAAAGTTGCGGCTCCGGTAGAGAAAAAGGCGCCGTCACCAAAAAAAGCCGAAATTTCTAGAGAAGAGGCCGCTCAACGCGAACTCGCTCTCAGAGCCCTGTCCCGCAAACATGTTCTCCCTTTTGTCGAAAGGTTTAACCCCGATTACATGGCGGGATGGGTGCATAAAGACATTTGTCAAAGGCTCGAAAGGTTTAGTCAAGCGGTAGAAGATGGCGAATCGCCTAGATTAATGCTGTTTATGCCTCCGCGGCATGGTAAATCAACTTTGGCAAGTGTCGCGTTTCCGGCGTGGCATTTAGGTAAAAACCCTAAGCATGAATTTATAAGTTGCTCGTACTCGGGCTCTCTTGCTATGACTTTCTCTAGAAAAGTGCGGGCGATGCTTCGAGAACCTAACTATAGAAACATTTTTGCTGGAACACTTTTGGATCGAACAAGTCAGTCCGTCGAAGCGTGGCTCACTAGCAAAGGAGGTGGTTATGTAGCCGCGGGTGTTGGTGGTGGTATCACGGGTAAAGGTGCGAACATTTTAGTAATTGATGATCCTGTGAAAAACCGGGAAGACGCCGAATCCGAATTTAATCGGGAGTCTGTGTGGAATTGGTACACTTCTACTGCATACACACGTTTGGCCCCCGGGGGTGGTGTACTTATTATTCTTACACGGTGGCATGATGACGATTTAGCAGGACGGCTGTTAGAAGCAGGAAAAAATGGCGCAGACCAATGGGAAGTTGTAAAATACCCTGCGATTGCGGAAAAAGACGAAGAGTTTAGAAAAACCGGCGAAGCGTTGCATCCAGAAAGATATAACATAGATGCCTTACAACAAATTCAAAAAGCGGTAGGTCCGAGAGATTGGGTTGCACTCTATCAGCAAAATCCAGTAGCTGATGAGGGTGATTATTTTAATCGAGATATGATACGCTATTATGAAGATGAAGACGTTGATTTGTCGCAGCTACGATATTATTGCGCATGGGATCTCGCGATTGGCCAAAGAGATAGAAATGATTATACTGTTGGGCTTGTGGTCGGGGTCGATGAGTATGATACTATGTTTGTTGTTGATGCTGTTCGTGGCAAGTTTGATGGCTTTGAGATAGTAGAACAGATTTTAGATCTATATGAGACTTGGAGACCGGGAATTGTTGGCATAGAGAAGGGTCATATAGAGATGGCAATTGGTCCGTTCTTGGAAAAAAGAGTCCGAGAGCGTAGACTACATGAAGCGTATTTTAAAGACTTAAAAGTTGGACGACGAGATAAAGAAGCAAGAGCGCGCGCAATTCAAGGACGAATGCAACAAGGCATGGTATACTTTCCAAAGGATGCTGTGTGGACTGGGCCTCTTGTCGCAGAACTTTTACGGTTTCCTAATGGTACGCATGATGACCAGGTCGACGCCTTGGCGTGGATTGGTCTTATGATGACTGAGTTTGCGACGTTCTATGAGAACATTGCACCTGAGCCATCTTGGAGAGACAGACTAAAAAACCTTGCGAAAGGGGATAACAAGAAAACATCAATGAGCGCTTAATGGCATATAGATCCGACAAACCTAAAAGGTTAAGTAAGGCAAAAGAACATCAACTTGCACGTGACCAGTGGGACGCATACACGCGAGCCCGTGACAATGGACATCAAGATTACATAGCGGTCGCAAAAAGATGCGACGCTTTTTACCGAGGAGAACAGTGGGACGCGGCTGATTTATCTACATTAGACGACCAAGGCAGACCTGCCCTTACTATTAATACCATATTACCCACCATTAACACAGTTATAGGGGAACAAAGTACGCGTAGAATGGACGTTACGTTCAAACCTAGAGGAAATGGACAACAAGAAATAGCGGACACTCTTACTAAATTGTTTCTGCAAATTTCTGATAACAACAAGTTAGATTGGGTAGAAGCACAAGTTTTTTCTGATGGTCTTATACAAGACCGCGGTTGGTTTGATGTTCGTATAGATTTTGACGACCATATACAAGGCGAGGTCCGTATTACTTCAAAAGACCCTTTGGATATACTTATTGACCCAGATGGCAAAGATTATGACCCCCGAACGTGGAACGAAATTTTTGAAACAAAGTGGATGAGTCTTGATGAGATAGAAGAGATTTATGGACAAAAGCAAGCAGATAAACTTCGTATAACTGTAGAACACGGTTCGGCTTTAGGTACAGACTCTATCGAGTATGAAGAAACAAGATATGGAGATACGCACAGCGGAGTCGAATATCAACAGGGGAACACAACTAACCCAGAAGAAAACCGCGCGCTGCGCTCGGTTAGAGTAGTAGAGCGCCAATATTATAGACTTAAAGAATGTATGTTCTATGTCGATAGGTTTACAGGCGACATGCGACAGGTTCCTTATGGTTGGACTAAAAAGAAGAGAGAACAGTTCGCTGATGAATATGACTTAGACATTATTGAAAAACTGGTCCGTAAAGTGCGTTGGACAGTGACGGCGGACCTAGTTGTTCTACATGATGATTGGTCTCCATATGACCACTTTACATTAGTGCCTTACTTTCCTTTCTGGAGAAGAGGTCGGCCTTTTGGCATGGTTCGCAATCTGATATCCCCCCAGGAACAGTTGAACAAGAT